GCACCTTCTTCCGTGACGTTGGAGAAGACGTCAGCGACCACTGTTCAGGTCGGAATCGAGGGCGCTCCCCCCTATGCAACGGGCTACAACGTGGAGCGCACGCAGGACGGCGGCTCAACATGGGCCAACGTCGGCACGGGCGTCTCCCTGCCCCTGCAGGACACGGTAGCGGGCGGTACGGTCAGATACAGGGTCGCGGCTGTCAACGGGTCGCTCGTAAGCCCGTGGGCCGTCTCGGAGGCAATCGTCACCATCTGCCCTCCGCTCGCGCCCACAATCACGCAGCAGCCCGCCAATCCCACCGTCGCGGGTTCGGGCGCTGTTATCGCATGGACGCCCAACCATCCCGACGGCACGTCGCAGACCGCCGCGCAGGTGAAGCTCGACGGCACAACACACGACGTGGGTGCGGACGTGCGCTCATACGTGCAGATAGTCCAAGTCGGCACCCATACCGTCCAAGTCCGCACCAAGGGCCTCGACCCATCGTGGGGCGAATGGTCGAGCGCAATCAGCTTCAACGCCTACAACCCACCGAGCGTTGTTATCGACTCCCCGTCGGTTGACGGCGAGACTGTAACATCACTCCCGCTCTACATCGAGTGGAGCGTCACCGATACCACGGGCGTATCGACGCAGCGAGTGATCGTTACCGACTCCAACGGCACGGACATCTATAACCGAACGCATGGCGCGAACGTCCGCTCGCTCGCGCTGACCGATTCAGACATCGCCCTGCGCAACGGCGGCAGCTACACCATCTCGCTGCGCGTCATGGGCGGTTCTGGACTTGTGACCGAGGCTCGCCGCACGTTCGACGTGGAATGGGCGTCGCCCGCGGCTCCGAGGCTGGACATCTCGGAGGGCGAGGGCGCTTCGGCGCAGATTATCGCCACGGCGGGCGAGGAAGGGGCGGCGACCAACCTCGCTCCGTTCTTCTCCATGCCGTTGACGGGCAGCTATTGGGCATCCGTGTCCGACGGCATCTCCCGCATCGGCGACGGATGGGCCCACTTCGAGGTATCCGACGGAGCCGTGTTCAACGCGGCGACCATCCCCGACGAGCTGCAACCTTCCACGCAGTACACCGTTCTCGTGGAGTTCCGCAACGTGAGCGGCGCGGCGACCGTCTCGCTGGGCGACTGGGCGGTGCAGATTCAAGGCACGAACGTGGCCGTGCGCGACGGGCTGTTCTCGACATCGGGCTCCAACGCCACGATCAACGCGACATACGGCACCAGCGGCACCGACATCCAGTTCGCCGAGAAGGACGTGTTCGCGTCGGCGGTATCGGCTGAAACCGACGGGGGCGACGCCTACCTGCTCGGCACGACGCGCGACAACCTCGCGGACGCGTCCGTGTTCGTGGGCGGCACCGTATCGGGGCAGGTTTCCATGGATATGCGCCTATCGATCTACGAGGGCGAGTACGACGGCCAGTATGCGCCGTACAACGCGCCCACGACGCAGGCGATAACCGTGCAGCGCGTCAACGCAGACGGCACCGTGTGGACGGTCGCGACCGACCTGCAATCGGGCGCCACGTGCATCGACCCGCTGCCCCCGCTGGGCGTCGAGGTCGTATACATCGCCACGGCATCGGCTGCGAGCGGCGCGACCGCATCGGAACGCTACACCGCCACCATCGGCGGCAGGACGTGGGCGCTCAACGCCGGCGCTGCGGCGCAGGAATACATGGAGCTGCGCTACAACCCGCAGGCGTCCTACGCCATGGAGCACGGCGGCGAGAGCTACCACTTCGCCGACGGCGGAGCGGGCGGCGGGCGCCCCGTGTTCTACCCGACGACCGACCGCGACGAATCGGGCACGCTCAAGTTCGACACCGTGGACAAGGACGACACCGACGCGCTGCGCGCCATGAGCGACCGCAACCCCGTCATGTGGCTGCGCGACCCGTTCGGGCACCGTTGGCGCGCCCACGTGAGGCCGTCCAGCTCGCACGGCGTAGGCCGTATCTGGCAGCTCAGCATCGCGTGGGATGCGGTGCGCATGAAGGAGGCGTGGTAGCCCGTGGCAGACTGGCATGAGCCGTTCACGGCCTCGTACCGCTTCATGCGCGTGAACCGCATCACGGGATACGAGACGGAGCAGATCGAGGGCATCCTGCACGGCACGCTGCAGGTGAACCAGGACACCGCGACGTTCGAGAGCGCCATCGCATCGACCGCGGCGCGCCTCGATTTGGGCGCCGACCTCGTGCGCGGCTACCTCGACGCGGAGTTCGCCGACGGCACCGTGGAATCGGTCGCGCTGGGAACGTGGCTCGCGTCAATCCCGTCGCGCGACGTGGACGGCCCTACGGAGGCATGCACCGCCTACCTCGACGGCAGGCTCGCCGAGCTGCAGGACGATAGCTTCGAGGCGCCCGTCACGATCGCGGCGGGCGCGAACATCGTGCAGGCGGCGTCCGACATCGCGTCGGGCGTCGGCCTCGCGGTGAACGCGACGCCGTCCGACGCCGCACTCGGCACCGCATGGACGTTCGGTCTGTCCGACGGCACCGAGCAGGACGGCGGCTCAAAGCTGGACGCCGTGAACTCGCTGCTGTCCCTCGCGGGATACGGCAGCGCGACGACCGACCCCATGGGCACCGTCGTCATGGCGCCCTACACCGACCCCGCCTCGCGCACGCCCGTCTGGACGTTCGAGGAAGGGCTCGGCGCGACGTTCCTCGCCGAGGCGGAGGAAGAGCGCGACACCCGCGACGTGGCGAACGTCGTGCTCGCCATCTACGAGGACGACGAGGCCACGATCATCGGGCAGGCGGAGGACGACGACCCCGCGTCGCCGTACTCCATCCCGTCCATCGGCAGGCGCAAGGTCGCCAAGTACACGTACAGGAGCGGCGCCACGCAGGCAGAGGCCGACGCCAAGGCGACGGAGCTGCTCAAGACGAACCAGAGCGTCATATGGCGCGTCAAGCTGCGGCACGTCCACTGCCCCCTCAAGGTGGGGGACGTGGCTCGCGTGAAGTGGCCGAGCGCCGGCATAGACGGAACGTTCGCCGTGCGCACGCAGACCGTGGAGATTGGCAGCGCGGGCTGCATGACAACGTCCGAGCTGCGCGCGTTCGTTAGGAGGTAGCGCATGGGCATCGAGCAGTCGGCGCAGAGCATCGCCGACGCCCTCGCGCCGTCGGCGCAGAGCCCCGCCGTCAAATGGCGGTGGGGCACCGTCGATGCGGTGGGTGAGCACGGCACCATGGACGTCGCCGTGGGCGGCTCCACGCTCTACGGCATCCGCGCATCCCGCCATTGCATGTCCGCGAAGGTGGGGGACAGGGTGAGGGTCTCCTACTACGGCACCGAGGCGCTTGTGGATGCCATCAGAGCCACCGAATCGGAGCAGCCCTACCTGCAATTCCGCGAGGTCGCATCCGAGTCCCAGTCCATCGCCTCGGGCGCAATCGGGGACTACGACATAGAGGCCCCGCTCATCGACGGGTACACGCTCAGAGGCGCGATCCAGACGTGGCCAACGGGCAGCGGCTCCGTGATCCTCAGCGCCTCGTACCGCTCTTCAACCGACAACCACATGCACGTGAGGGCGAGGGCGAACGTCGCATCGAACGCGGCGGTCCACATGCTGCTCATGTACGTCAGAGACTAACGGAGGGCCAATGGAACTGACACCGTACATCCTAGGCTGGGCAGTCCCAGCCATCCTCTCGGCAATCGTGGGCTACCTCGCGGGATTGCTCCGCAAGGCGAAGGAATGGCGCAAGGAGGACAGGGCGGCGCAGGAGTTCACGCTGCTCACCGTCTGCCGACTCGCCATCTACGACGACCATTTCAGCGTCGATGAGAAGGTGGATGCCTACAGGACGTACCGCGCCCACGGCGGCAACCACCAGACCAAGAAGTATATGGACGAATTGTTGGGCGAGGATGCGGACGCATACCTCGCACGGCATGAATAGGAGGGGATATGGCAGAAGTTGAGAGCATCAACGGCAACCCGATTGTCGCGGATATTTCCTCGGAGAGCATCACGCCTGTCGTGGACGCATGGCTGACGGCGCATCCCGAGGCCACCACGACCGTTGCCGATGGAGCCATCACGACCGTGAAGCTCGCCGACGGTTCCGTGACCGATGTGAAGCTGGCGCAGACGGGCGGAGTGCTCGAGAAGGTCGATAAGCTGGCAGACGCGCTAAGCGATAACTTCAACATCGACGTTGATATAAATCCTCAGCTGGTGTCGGGGAGCTACGTTTTCGCAAATGACAATACCATTCAAAGCAGCGGAAGCTTCTCCATGACGGAGCCGATTGCCGTGAAGAGCGGGCAGGTAGTAAGGCTCACGGCAACGGGGTACAACGCGGCAGTTGGCATGATCGCAACGTGCAACGCCGACAATTCCGAGCGCGAGACGGTCGCTAAGTCAATCGACTCCACAGAGCGGGAATACACCTATGCCGTTGCGGAAGATGGATACGTCGTGTGCTCGTTCAACAACAGCCACGCTTACGACATCTCGCTCACGATCGACTATTACAACGCCGTCGAAGCTGTCGCTGTCCTCGACGTTGCGCAAGAGGGTACCGCGGATGTTGCGCTCATCAGGGCGATCAGCGGAAGCTACGTGTACGCGCAGGATGGCTCCGTCCAATCGGCAGGCACCATGTTCATCTCACAGCCGATTTCGCTTGCCAACGGCCAGACCCTTACGCTCAATGCGCGCGGCTACAACCAAGTCGTTGCGATGATAGCCGAGTATGATAGCGCGACGGGCAGTTACAAACCGCTCGTGAACAGCGTGGACAGCACCAACAGAACCTACACCTACACGGCAAGCGAGAGCATCGTTGTGCGGTGCTCTATGGTGTTTTACTCGTCTGGCTCCAATGTTCCGTACAGCGCGACGATAACGACACCGAGAACGATGTCGAGAACGCTATCCGCGATGGACGACCGCATCGCTGCTGTCGCCGACCCGATGCGCGTGATCCAGTATCCGCAGCTGTTCAGCAACATTATCTGCATGGGCGACAGCCTTACGCGCGGGGTGACCGGAGGCAGCAGCGAGACGGCACGCAACTATCCGTACTACTTCGCCAAGCTGACCGATGCAGAAGTCACGAACCAGTCACAGGGCGGCATCACCGCGCAAGGCTTCTGGAACACGTTCGCAAGCACCTTCGATTACACCTCGTTCGATTGCGCGGTTATCTATCTCGGCACGAACGACGGGTTGACGGACACCGTGAGCACAGACTGCCATGCCGACTACACGCAGAACGCGGACACGAATACTGGCTGCTATGGCAAGATCATCGGACGCATCAAGGCCACGGCTCCAAGCTGCAGGATTTTCCTCGTGGCGGGTCCGAACGAATACGTCAGACGAGCTACAACCATGAACCCTGCGGTGAGGGCGCTTGCGGAACTCTACGGCGTAGGGTTGATCGACGCTGAAAACTGCATCCTTTCTGATGCGGGAGGCGGCAACACCGAAGAGCGCATGCTCTACAGACCTTCGGACGGCATCCATTACAACAGCTTCGGCTACATGACGTTGGCGAATATGCTCTACGACGCGATGGGTGCATTCATGTCGGCCAATCGCTCAATGTACGCCATTTAGCTAAGGAGTCCCCATGCTTCTTTCCAATTCAACCTACGACAAACTCAAGTTCATCGCAATCTACATCATCCCGTCCATCGCAACCTTCGTGGGCGTGGTGGGGTGTTCCCTCCAATGGGAGCCTACGGCCATCGCTACCACCATCATCTCGGCTTTCGGGGCGTGCCTCGCAGGGTGCATCGGCATGTCCGTGATGGAGTACGAGAGGGCTCTGAAAGAGCAGCATGAGGGGGTGGGGCAGAATGCCTAGCGCGGAGGAATTGGAGCAGCTTTTGGAGCCGTCTCTCGTCGGCTACCTGCAGAGCGAGGCCGAGGCGCACGGATGGACGGAGGACGAGTACGCCCGCATGCTGAAGATGGAAGCCTCGAAGCAGAGGGGTGACGAGCATGTGGACGCTCGATGAGACGTTGGACTACGCACGCTCGCAGATAGGCGTGACGGACGGCTCGAAGTATTTCAAGATAGCGTTCGGCTACTATTCCAGCGCCGACTGGTGCGCCGCGTTCGACTCCGCGATCAAGGTCAAGGGCAACCTCGACTGCCCCTACTTCCCGTCCGCGGTCGCTTTCGACAAGCGCGACCTCAAGGTTATCGGCAACCGCTGGGTCGAGCCTTACAACCTCAAAGCAGGAGACTTCATCGCGTTCGACTTCGACGGCGGAGGCCAGTGGGGCGGCGATCACGTCGGTATCGTCGAGAAGGTAGTCGGCGATGGCTCGTACATGACGATCGAGGGCAACTGCGGCAAGCAGGTGAGGCGCAAGCTGCGAACCGTCAAGTCTGACGGCATCATCGGCGGCATCCGCCCCGTCTACAAGAAGGAGGTCAAACCGTTGAAGCTCACGCAGCGCGGCGATAAGGGCGCGGAGGTAATCGTCATCCAGAACCTTCTCAACCTGCGCGGCATCACCAACATGCACGTCGATGGCATCTTCGGTGCGAAGACCGAGGCGGGCGTCAAGGAGTTCCAGAAGCTCGTCGGAATCTACCCCGACGGCAAGGTGGGGGCGAAGACGTGGCCCGCGCTGACCTCGAAGTGAACGTCGATTACGTGGCTGGCATCCTCGCCATGTGCGCTTTAGTCGCGGCGCTCGTGACGCTGACCGCCATCATCGTGACATTCTCCTAGAGCCTGGGGCGCCCCTTCCCCCGCCCCGACAGGCACATGCGCCCCCGGCTT